CCCGGCAAGCGGTGTTACGGTGGTTATCATACGTGAGCAGCCTCTTACGCAAGGTTTAGATCTTGTTCCTAATGATCCGTTTCCGGCACAATCGCTAGAAGAAAGCTTAGACAAGCTAACCTTTATGGCGCAAAAGCATGAGGAAGAACTTAGCCGTGCTATCAAGGCATCACGTACAAATACGCTAACTGGTTCTGAGTTTACCATCTCTGCTACAGATCGTGCTAATAAACTATTTAGTTTTGATAGTTCTGGTAACTTATCTATAGCTCAAGAATTAGGTACGTTTCGCGGTAATTGGGCAACTAGCACTTCTTACAATGTGCGTGATTTAGTTAAGGACACAAGCACTAATAACATATTCCTAGTTAACACAGCGCATACTAGTTCTGGTTCTCAGCCTCTTACAACTAATGCAAACAGCGCAAAGTATGATTTAATTGTGGATGCTGCATCTGCAACAACATCACAGAATGCAGCAGCAGCTTCTCAATCAGCAGCAGCGGCCTCAGAGGTTGCAGCAGCAGCTTCCCAGGTTGCAGCGGCTTCCAGTGAAACCAACGCATCTAATTCAGAGGCAGCAGCAGCTGCATCGGCTGCATCAGCGGCAACATCGTTTGATGACTTTGATGATAGGTATATCGGTGCAAAATCTACAGCCAGTGGTTTTCCAACAACGGACAACGATGGGGATGCGCTTATTGATGGCTGTTTGATGTTTGATACGACTAACAATGTCTTCATGGTCTACAATTTAGGAACTACTACCTGGCTCCGCACAACGCCAACAACATCAGATCAAAACGCAATAAACACTGTCAATTCTAATGCAAGCAATATTAATGTCGTAAGCTCGAATATAACTTCAGTTAATACCGTAAGCTCAAATATTTCAGCAGTTGTTGAGGTTGCTAATGATCTGACAGAAGCAATAAGCGAAGTAAACGTTGTTGCATTAGATCTGCAAGAATCCACCAGTGAAATAGAAGTCGTAGCAAATGCAATTACAAACGTTGATCTTGTTGGACAGAATATAAGTTCAGTAAACACAGCGGCATCGATAAGTGCAGATATTACCGCTGTTGCAAATATCCAAAGCAATATTTCTACTATTGCTCAATCAGCGGCTACAACAAATATCAATACCGTTGCAGCTGATCTTACAGGTGCAAATACTATTGGCGCAGTAGCTGGACAAATAACAAACGTAGGAAACGTTGGTGGATCTATTGCAAACGTAAATATCGTTGCAAACAACTTAACGTCAGTCAATCAATTTGGAAATCAGTACGTCATAAGTTCAACAGCGCCTAGCAATCCTAACGCTGGTTTGTTGTGGTTCGACACTTCAACAGGCGTTGACACAATGAAAGTCTACAACGGCACGTCTTTCCAGGCGGCTGGTTCAAGCGTCAATGGTACATCTGAAAGATTTGAATATGTAGTCGGCACACCGTCAGGAACTTACACTGGATCAACTACAGTATTCCCATGCACATACGATGCTGGCACTGGGCTACCGTTTGTCGATATATATTTAAACGGCGTTAAACTACAGAATACAGATGTGACTGCAACTAATGGCAGTTCAATCACACTTAACGTTGCAGCAAATACTGGCGATACCGTGGCTATCGTCGGCTATGGAACTTTTGTTTTATCAAGCCACTACACCAAAACTGAAACCAATGCGCTTCTTGATGATGTAGAGGCACTAGCTTTAGCGGGACTTTAACATGACAATAAATACTACAACACTAAAGGCTAATCTTACTACTAAGATTAACAACACTAGCGGCACTACAGATGCCAAAGAGTTTTTACTTTTGGGCAAAGCTGTTGAGGCTGTATCAAACACAGGAATAGGCGCTGGCGATGTAGACTTTGGTAGCTACAAAATAACCTATTCTAATAATTACGCTACTTTAAGCGACCTTCCAAACGCTTCTACATACCATGGAATGTTTGCCCACGTACATGCAGAGGCGGCAGGGTATTACTCACATGCAGGTCAGTGGTACAAACTAGTAAATTACGACACTTCTGGAAACTTAACTATATCTGGAAATCTTACAGTTAATGGTACAACGACAACTATTAATTCAACGACATTAGATGTTGATGATTTAAACATTACAGTTGCTAAAGGCGCAGCAAACGCAGCAGCAGCAAATGGCGCTGGGATAAGCGTAGATGGCGCATCTGCAAACATAACCTATACATCTGCTACAGACACTTGGGATTTCAACAAGGCTATAACTGGTTCTTACACAAACCTAAATCCAGTTGTTAATACAGCAAATGTAGTTACGTCACAGGTTATAGATATGACTAAGCCTATGCACCACTTTAATATGACAGGTAATACTGCGTTTTCTGGTGTAAGTGTGGCGGCTGGGCGTACATCAATGATGATACTAGACACGACAGCAACGCCTCATACACCTACTTGGGCGTCAGATATTAAATGGCCAGCGGCAACAGAACCAACATGGTCAGATAGTCGTTACTGGGTTGTGTCATTTACTTGCAAAGACAGCACAACAATTCTCGCATCAGCCCAAGGCTATACAATATAAGGAGGTAGGCTAATGAGTTTACCAACAAACTTTTTCATAGGTCGTGGCAGTGGTGGGGCTGTCGAATTTAATGATTATGGTATTACATCTGAGAATATATCAAGTTTAACAAGCATTGCTTATACAAATGCTATTACTGATAGTCAGTTATCTCGTCAAAAATCTTTTAGTAGTGTCATGCTAGATAGGGATGGCGTTGCTTATGACCCCTCAAATGCGCGTCTTGTTACTAGTTCAGCGGCTGGTGGCACACAAGGTAATAGCCCTTCTCTTTATCCTAGATATTTTTATCCTTCTAATAATATGGGGTGGGGCAGTGTTTCTAGCGCAAGTGATATTGACGATAACAGTTATTTTTTAGAGGCAGATAACCAATCAGGTGCAGCCAATCAGGGGTGTAAAATAGGAGGTTCTCACTATGTAGATAGTACCTCAACAAAAGTTTTAAGCAACGCATTGCAATACTCACAGATGAGTGAGAGCGATTATGACGTCCAAACACGATTTTATTACAAAGATGCTAATAATAATTATGCCACTAATAACTTTTTTACTTCAATTTCTAGTAATACTCCAGCAACTAGATATAACAGAGATATGGATTCAACCGCTGGGCTAACTGTTCAAGTTGGTAAAGACCAATCAGGTGGTACTTCTGGGTATAGTGGTCAACCTACATATAGTCACGCAAAACGATATGATACTTCTGGTATGACTAGCTACCATGAAACTGATTTTTTACAATCTGACACTACTCAAAATACGCATGGACATTCTAACAAAGGTGCTTTTTTAGGTGGCAGAACTGTTGGTAATTCTACTTATGCTTATTATTTTGTGCAGTATAACTATCATTCTGGGGGAGGTGCAGAGGGTTATAGGTTAATTCAATATAATTACACCACGGCATCGGCTGGAGCGATTGGAAGACAAATTTCCCAACATACAAATAAGTATGTAAACGCTAATGATGGTTATATTACAACTGGCAATCAAGTATGGCCTCATGCTTTTTTTAGCGATAACCAAAGCACAACCCAAGATGCTGGTACATATGGAAATATTCACTATATAGATATGTCGGGAACATGGAACGCTAATAGTACTGGATTTCCATATTACGAAATTGAAACGACTTCTCAGAAAAAATATATTTCTAGAATTGGTGGTACGACATCTGCGCCAATATTTATAATGTTAGAAAATGCACAATTAGAAGTACGCCCATTTGATACAAGTACACGGACTTTTGGCTCAGCAATAGCAACGCAAAGTGTTTATTCGTCAGATAGAGTAAATGGTATTTGGCCTGTTCCAACTACTAACCGCATATTAGTTTCGTATTACAACGGTGTGCAAGTTTTTGAGGCTGCATAAAGGAGAAATTAAATGAGTAAAGCAAGAGACTTAGCAGATTTAATCTCAACAGGTAATCCGTTGGCTGATGGTGCAATAGCAGCTTCCGAAGTATCTGGTTTGGCAACAGTAGCAACGAGTGGTGCATACAGTAATCTCAGTGGCAAACCAACATTAGGCACTGCGGCTGCGCTTAATGTGGGAACAAGTGCAAACAACATTGTGCAGCTTGATGGGTCTGGAAATTTACCAGCTGTTAGTGGGGCTAATTTAACAGGGCTATCTTCATCGGGTAATTTATTTACAGCACCAGCTGATGGAACTGTAACTAACGGTGACATGCTAGTGGTTCGATCTGATGGTGATGTTGCTAAAGTTGCAGTAGAAGCTACTGCGTTTCCGTTCAATAACTCTAATACTGGCGTAAGTGTAGAATCGGCAGAAGAGTATACAACATTAAGTCATACAAAAATTGCTGTTAATAAATCAGACCCTACTAAGTTTTGTATTATTGGAAAAACAGATAATGGTAGAGGATATATATCAACAGGAACAGTATCTAATGGCACTGTTACAATGACTAATGGCGCAATATTTCATCAATATTTTTATGAAGGTGATGTTTGTCATTTAGAGGGTGACCGTTGGGTTGTAGCGTGGAGAAGCGATGGTGAATACGGCAGAGTAAGGACTTGGAACTCGGCAGGTACTAATAATGGTGGTGCTTTTGGAACACAATATACATTCTCAACTAACAGTACATATCGTATTTCTATTGATAGCCCTAAAGATGGTGAAACTGATGCTGACAAATGTTGTCTTATTTGGATGGATAACAATGCAGGTAATGTAGGAAAAGCAGCTTTCCCAGATCATAATGGATCGGGTGGATTAACAGACACAGGTAGTTCATATCATACAACATGGGAAAGTCAGGATATAAACGGTCAAACAGATTTATTTTTTGAGCGTGTAAATGGCAATACTCAGGGTGTTATTGCTTACAGATCAAACACATCAAACACCAATTACGTTAAGCCATTTAGGTATAGTGGTGGAACAGGCACTTTCGGAGGTAGAGTAAGTACGGATATAAATGGTAAAGGTCAAGAAGTAGGTATGAGAACTTGTGCAATTGCTTATAACGAAAATCAAAGCGGTATTTTTGTAGTTTCTCTTCTAAACGACACAGGGGGTACTGTTGATGTCGTACCGTTTACTTTTTCTGAAGGTAGCTCTGGTAATCTTCCGAGCAATGTAACTAAAGGAACAGGAATTACAGGCTCTGTTAATGTTGGGGATACTTCATTAGACGTGTTTTTAGCAGGTAATACAACTAATCTTGGTGGGGTTATATTTTACAACAGTGTCGCTAATAAAGTACAAGTAACTTCTTTTACTATTTCAAATAATGTTATTACAACTGGAACAACAAGTGATATTGCAACAGGTGGTAACGATAATGAACGATGGCAATCTGTTGCTGCTGTCGATGCTAATAATGCTTTTGAGTTTTATGCTTTATATTCAGATGGTACTGATGCTTTTGTTGAAAGTTTTAACTTACCTAGAACGCTTACAGTAACAAATTTGAGTACATTACCTTTTGTTGGCGTAGCTCAAAACTCTGCAACAAATGGTCAGACTGTAACAGTTATGACTAAAGGCGGTATTGATGATGCTCAGTCAAATTTAGTTATTGGAACTACATATTACATTCAAGATAATGGCACATTAGGAACAAGTGCAGGTTCTGTTTCTACAGTAGCAGGTACAGCGTTAAGTGCTACTACCTTATTAATTGGAGATTAAAATGAAAGTAATTACAAAAACAGAAGATAATGTAGTTAAAATAATATTACCAAATAGCACTGCCGTAACGATTACTGAAGATGAAATCACATTTACTGATGCTTATGGTGAAAACGCCTACACTGATTTAAACAGTACAAATACAACTTTGTATGAAAACATTACTGTTCCTAGTGGTAAAGCCATACAGCAACATACTTTTGACGGAACATCTTGGGCTGACAATCCGAACTATACTGCACCTTTGGAGTAACACATGGACAAGCGCACACGTACACTTAACCAAGCTCATGCTCGGATAGATGATGTCGAAAAGGACGTTATTGAAATTAAAACCGAGATGAAAATACAACTGAAAGATTTGTATAATCGTATTAAAAGAATGGAAGCGATTATGATTTGTATAACTGGCGCAAGTTTGTTGCTGCTATTACGAATGACTTTTCTGAGCTAGGCACATGGACCCGGTTAGCTGCGTAGCTTTAGCGACAGGGGCGTATAAAACGCTGAAAGCTGCTATAAGCACGGGAAAAGATCTACAAGACATGACAGGAACTTTGTCACAGTGGGGCAAAGCTTTCTCTGATTTTTCAAATTTAGAGCAAAGAGAAGTAACTAATCGTCCCTGGTGGAAAAAAACATTTAAAGGTTCTGATGAAGAAACAGCATTAGAAATATTTGCTAATAAAAAGAAAATGGAACAAATGAGGGCAGAGATAAAAGATCATATTTCTTGGAACTATGGGCCGAGCGCTTGGAAAGAAGTTCTGCAAATAGAAGCAGATATGCGCCGAAAAAGAAAACAAGAGTTATACAGAAAACAGGAGCAAATTGATGCGGTTATTAACTTTGCTATTGGTTTTATTATTTTTATCCTCAGTGGTGGTATCTTGTTCTGCATTTTCTATTTCATCGGCAAATGGCAAGGGCGTTGGTAATAATGTGGGTGCTATTATGGTTACAATTAGTGAGTGGAACTTTTGATCATTACCATGTGGGTAGTTACGCGAGTGAAGAAGCTTGTAAGCAAGGCAAAGCAGAAGCAAAAGTGCTAGTCACTAGCCAAAACTCTAAAGTAGTGTGTATTAAAATTGAACGGTGATATTAAAAGAATGGCGTAATAAATTTATTATCTATGATAAAAACGGAAAAGTTGTTATAATTACACGCGATAAAAATGTAGCGGTTAAATACGCAAGGTCTTTAAAATGACTGAATTTGAAAAAGCTGATCTAAACAATAACGGCGTTATAGAAAAAGCTGAGTGGAACAAACTGGCTTTGGAAGATCGTAGACTTGAGATGATTGACAGAGACTTGAAGCGCAATGCGGAGCGTAGGTTTACCGGGTTCGCTCTTGCCGGGATGTTGATATATCCGTTTATCATTTTGTTAGCTTCTGTTCTTGGCTTTGACAAAGCAGCTAGTCTTATTACAGATATAGCAAGTGTATACGTGATTGCTGCATCAGGTGTGGTTGCTGCGTTTATGGGATTTAATGCGTATGCTGCAAAAGCAGAGCCGAAGAAGGCAAGCATACAAATGGAGGGAGATTGATGTTACAAAGCGTAATTGGACCAATAGCTCAATTAGCTGGTAGCTGGCTGGACGCAAAGACTACAAAGCAAGCTGCGGAAGCTAAACTAAAACTTACAGAGGCAGAAGCTAAAGCAAAGATACTTTTAAGCAAAGAAACTTCTGTTGCTGATTGGGAACGGATCATGGCAGAAAACTCTGCTGGGTCGTGGAAAGACGAATTTTTTGTAATTGTCCTAAGTATTCCTATGATTTTATGTTTCATTCCTGGTTTAGAAGGTGTGGTACATCATGGTTTTGAGCAACTTTCTATGGCCCCAGATTGGTATATGTACGCACTTTTAACCGCAATATCAGCGTCATTTGGTTTGCGTGGATTTAAACAATTCTTAGGTAAGAAATAATGACTGATTTAAAAATACCTGTAGCTCTCGTCTTTGCAATGGCTGTACAGCTCGTTGGTTTAGTATGGTATATTAGTTCTATCGTACATGATATAGAACACTTGAAACAAACTGTTTCGGCGCAAGATGAACTTATCCGTTTGATAGATCAGGACGTAAATGATCTGTGGGCTTTTTGTACTTTCACGGAAAACAAATGGGCAGAAGCTTACACAAGTGATATGGTGTACGAAAGATTATGTGGTACGAAGGAGGTTGTTGAACAATGACTTTTAAATTAGGAAAGCGTAGCCTTGAAAGATTAGAAGGTGTAGACGAGCGTATGGTTGCTGTTGTTAAACACGCAATCGGTGTAAGTAAAATTGATTTCGGTTGTATTTGTGGGCTTAGAACCATTGAAGAACAAAAAGCATTGGTTGCAAAAGGTGCAAGTCAAACCATGAAATCTAAGCATATTGACGGTATAGCTGTAGATCTTATGGCTTACATTGGTAGCCGAGCAAGCTGGGAACTTAATTTGTATGACGATATAGCTGATGCAATGGCAGAGGGTGCAAGAGTTTGTGATGTTCCTGTGCGTTGGGGTGCAGCATGGACTGTGCCAAACATAGCGCATTGGGATGGTACGATGGAAGCTGCAATGAATGATTATGTTGATACACGGCGTGGTCAAGGTCGCAGACCCTTTATTGATGGCCCGCATTTTGAATTGATGGTGTAGTCATGGCAAAGAGCACAGTCAATAAGGCTAAGATTTACACAAAGCCTGAGATGCGAAAGCGTCAGTTTCGATCAATACTCAATAGCAATGTGCAAGGAACAGCCGCCGGAAAGTGGTCGGCTCGGAAAGCACAACTCCTTGCAAAAAGATACAAAGCTGCTGGTGGAGGATATAAGTCGTGAAAGCTCCGCAACGATCTCTGATGAATTGGGGAAAACAAAACTGGCGTACTAAGTCTGGTAAGAAATCTAGTGAAACTGGTGAGCGTTACTTGCCAGAGAAAGCAATCAAGGCTTTGACACCAGAAGAGTACGCTGCGACTACACGAGCTAAACGTGCTGGTGGTGGCACTGGTCAGACTGTACCACAGCCAAAGAAGATTAGAGACAAGACAAGAAAGTATCGGAGCTAGGTATGGCTAAGACACCAGCATGGCAACGTAAAGCAGGTAAGGCAAAGAAGGGCGGTCTTAACGAAGAGGGCCGCAGGTCTTACGAGAAAGAGAACCCAGGCTCAGATTTAAAAGCACCTATTAAGTCTGGCAACAATCCTAGACGTGCATCGTTTCTACAGCGCATGGGTAATATGAAGGGTCCAGAGCGCGATGAAAAAGGTGAACCAACTCGGTTGCTGCTGTCTTTGAGAGCTTGGGGTGCATCAAGCAAGGCTGATGCCAGAGCAAAGGGCAAACGAATATCAGCAATAAACAAAAGGAAGAAGCAAAATGCCTGAGAGATTAGAACGTAGCCTGATGAATCAGGCAAAGAAAAAAGGTCTTACTGGTAAAGAAAGAGACAAATATGTATATGGTACGTTGACTAAGGTTGCCGGACCAAAGGGAAGTAAACAAGCAGCGAGGACAGGAAATGTACGGAAAAAAACGTAAACCTAAAAAGTCTATGATGAATGGCGGCTATGGCAAAGGGAGTTAAATATTAATGGCAAAAGGGGTTAAACACTACTTGCCCAATGGCAAAGAATACACCGGGGCTACACATAAGATGCCCGACGGCTCTTTGCACACTGGAGCAAAGCATACAAAAAGCAGTCAGGTCTTGTCGCATAAAAAACCAAAGTCGATGATGAACAAGAAGTAGCTATGGTCTTGGCATAGGCTTTACGTAGTCTTTGGAAACTACGTTAGTGCCTTTACAGAAAATAGCTACGTCTTTTCCATAAGGCTCTAGTATATTTGACATATAATCTATACTGTATGAGCAATCATCAAAGCTTGGAAGCAGTATGCTTGTCTTTACCTGTTCACCTTGCACAGTGTAAAATATCATCATAAATGTAAAATACGTTTTTATCATTGTGTATATCTCATTAATTTGTTAATTTATTTTGTGGGCAGTAAAGCTAGCGTATGCAAGCTACTTAATCCTATATTGTAAAACCTTACTGCCCCACGATTTCTTTCCAAGGCTCTACAGGTAAAGTTATATGACGCTTACGCTCTACAGTTCTGATTGTAGTCTTACCCTTACCGTTTGCCCTATGAAACTCCACACCCATCCTATACGCAAGTGTGCGTAGGTTTGACGGATCTATGCCTAATTTATCAGCAGCAGTTTTTATAGTATAATCTTTATACTGCTCAAGAAGTTCTTTTGTCTCGTAGTAATAACGAGTTTTCAAAGCTGGGTATGGTTTCATGGCTAAAATGGAATTTCATCGTCTCCCAAGGGAGGTTCAGTTGTTTGTTGTTGTTGCTGTGTCTGTTTCTCTTCCATTGGTTTATTAGGAAATAAAGGGAAGCTTGCAACTTTAGGCCACATTTTTGGATCATCTCCGTTTCGATGTTGCAGTTGTACGCTCACAGATATGCCATGATCTATCATTGCTTTCTTTACCCTCTCAGCTACGGCAAGCGTAGCCTGGTCAAAGCGTTTGTCTTTTGGTACGTTGATCCATGCTGAAGCTCTCATTTCTACAGCCTGTCCGTTGTTCATAAAGCCATCTATCGTAAGTGACTTTACGCCTAGTGTTGGTCTATTGCTCAAAGCTATTCTCCTTTTCTGTTAATCTTTGCACTAGTCTTTTAAATAATTCTGGATGACTTGACTTGAGTTGGTCAAGCCACGCATCATCCGTTTTTCTATCAACCTCAGCAAGTTCTCTACTAGATTTTGCTTGTTGATATTGTTTGGTTAAATCTGTACACCACGCGACCCATTGTGCTTGGTTTTGTGGCATTGTTTCAACATTGTTTTGCTCTTCTTCTATTTCTTTTAAAGCTGTTTCTTTTCTTTTGGCTGCAACAAGCTCATTGGCTGAAGCATAGCTGCCACCGTGTAGCCCAATGGATGCTAAGGCTCTTCCTATCGCGGAAGTCTCTCCGTTCTCTATGGCACTTGTTTTGTTTACGTTTGAAGATCCTCTTATTTCTTCAGCATACCCACTGCCTATTATCATTCCGTCTTTGTTTTTAATAACAGCTTGCACTATAACACGTTGCCCATTGTCATCTACAATATTTGTTTCAATGCCCATGTTGGTTCCAAAAGCTTTTCGAAAAGCCTCGAGGCGTACAAATACCTCTGTGTATTTTTTACCACCACGTTGAGTGACGCCGTGAGTACGGTTGAGGTCGTTAACCTCAGCCATTGCTTTAATTAAATCTGTCATCTTTTACCAAACAATCCTTTCGCCATCATAAAAAACTCCGGCGCTAAATCACGCCACACAAAACTGTCTGCAAAATGCGGATCAGTTAAATTAAGCAGATCAACTACATCATCTGCAACTTTCATTAATTTTTCTCTGCGTCTGCAAGCAACCGATATATCGTGCAACGCATGTTCTAACTCTTGTTCTGTAGGCTGTAAAACTACGTAGCCTAACCGATTAGCATAGACAATCTTAGGCACTATCTTTGACAAATACCAATACCCAGCAAGCTGTGTCATGTGCGGTGCTTTTATTTTCTTGGGCAATGAGTTTGCTCGTGGGCTGTCCGTATGTGCTTGCTGATCCCACTGTGTTTTTAGCTCTACACGCCCCTCTCCGTAATCGGGTTTACCAAAGTACGGTAGTTCACAATGCGGTATATTCCCAAATAAATCTATCTCTCCGACAATACGGTTTGCACCCGACATTGCTTCACGTATGCCACTAGCCGCGTTTTCACAGACCAAAGAAAACTCAGCCATTGTAGGTTCTTTGGATTTCTTACCTTCCGCGTCATAGCAAATGTTTTCTCGGTGAGCTAACACAGCCTTGTCTACATCGTGGTCATGCCAGTAGGGTGGCTCGTAACCGTGTAGCGTATTGATTGCTTCACCGTAGGCTTCGGTCACGTCTGCATCTTCCACAAGCAACATATCTGTATAGACTTGTACGGCTCTACCACTTACCATGTTTGTGTTGTCGCTGTATTGAGTTTTGCCTTGTGGGTCTTTGTAGTAGGCGCTGTCGTACAATACTTTCCTTGCCCAACCTTGATCGCCCTCAATGTCACCGCGTAGTATTGCCCACGCTTTATCTCGCATTGGGCGCAACACTGATTTATCAAAGAATGTCCAGGCATCAGGTGTGCTCGGATTGCTATGCCACTTGTAATTGAACCTATCAGCCCAGTCTGTTTTTCGTATGCCCATTTGTTATACCTCTTGACATTTAGTGACAAAGATGCACGATATGTCAAATATAGTCAAGGGGTTTTATAGATGAAATTAGAAGAATATCGTAAAAACGCGAACATGACATTGAAGCAGCTTGCAGAAAAAGTAGGCGCTCCACATGCTACCGTTGTACGGCGTTGGTGTTTGCCTATCGACCACAAGGATTACAAGATACCATCTGCTAAGTATATGAATTTAATACAAGATGCGACGATGGGGCAAGTTACGCCCAATGATTTTTACAGATGAATTTACTACGTCATGTTGATTTATGTTCGGGTATCGGAGGTTTTGCTTTAGGGTTTCAGTGGGCTAATTTGAGTAAGCCTATTATGTTTTGTGATATAGAGCCTTGGAGTAGACAGATCCTGTCAAAGCATTGGCCTGACGTTCCAATTGCTACAGATGTAAAGGAGTTAGCAAATGACCCAGATGGACTTGTTCCAGACTGCGACATCCTCACAGCCGGATACCCATGTCAACCATTCAGTCTTGCCGGGGAGCGAAGAGGCGCTCAAGATGACCGACATATCTGGCCTCACATATTTTCCATTGTTCAAAGAAAACGACCCTCTTGGTGCGTTTTCGAAAATGTTTATGGGCACGTCTCTATGGGTCTCGACGAAGTGTTATCTGACTTGGAAGGGGAAAGCTACGCCACAAGGCCGTTCGTTGTTCCAGCTTGTGCCACGGACGCACTTCA